CGTTCGCACCGGAAGAGGCCGTCAAGTAGGCCGACAGAGCATCTACAATCTGCTTCTGCTCAGTGACCGTAAACCCCGTAAGGGGACGGTCAACAACGAGCTGAACAGACATACTGTAGATGATGTTCTGCGAACTGATCAGAGGATCAGCAGCAGTCTTCTGGAAATCAACACGGAGAAGCGACCGCTTCCTCTTACCATACTGGTGAGAGACGGTCATCTTCGTGGATCCGTCGCTCTCGACATAAGACGAGGCGTTAGTGTCCACGCTCACACGCGGAAGCGTATGAGCAACCGTGTTGATAGTGAGAGTCTGAGGATCAGAAAGAGCCATGGCATTACTCCATCGGTAGACCGGGTAGTACCCGGGGAGGTGATGAGCTACAACCCTTTGTTGTAGCCCAATGCCGACCACACCGATGTGCAGTCAGCGGAGCCCATGGGATAAGCCCAGGGCAACGAGAATGGCATCTTGAGAAGCTGAAAGCTTCCCCATGTCAAACCCGAATCCGTATGGTGTTGCTACGCGTCTCCGAAGTGTCTTTTGGACACGATGGTAGCGCGCACCGGCCCCGTTAACCGCAGTAGCGGTTACCAGGTCATCAATTATGTCTTTCGACATGATGTAGCCGTATTGCAGCACCAACCCGTCATGGCCAAGAGCGTTGATGTTGTGAATAACATCACCAGCGTTCGTGAACCAATCGAGGGCCCATGTCCATGGAGTGAGCTGATACACCGTTTCCGGTGTCAGCCTGACGCCGAGGAGCTTATCAGCCTCAGCGCTCCAGCGCGCAAACTTGTCGGAAAGCGAATCTCCGACAGGAATATGGTACCGAAAGGCACCACTAAACCATGTCTCATTTGACACGGTCCGCGCGTGGACTCCATTACCTCCATATGCAGCACCGTTGGCATCTAGGTTAGGCCATGGAATGGCCGCTCCTACACCATCGGCACCAGCCCTGTTCGTTTTCGACCAGGTGGAGGCTGGAAAGGCATACCTTCTCCGAATCTTACGATCGCTTCCTTTACGGAAGTTCTCCAGAATCGAATGCGAATTCTTCACAGACTTCGCAAACGACCTGAGATCGGAGACCAAGGGTAGCCAGCCAAACTCAACGTTGAGATACTCCTCACCTGAGTTCTTCAGGTATTTGGATCTCTCACGGAGAGTGTGGCCGGGCAGCTTGGGCAAACCATCCGCTCGAAGCTCGCCGATAGATCTGGCGAGTGAGAACGAAGGGTTTGTGGGCTCTGTACGCGCTATCGCTGTTGTCCCTAAGGACACCAGGTCCAGCTCAGATGGCTTCAGATTCGGCTGATCGTTGAAATTCTCATAGAGAAGACCAGTGAACAGCGTATTCGTGAAGCTTCCCTGATTGCGCCAAGAAGAGTAATAACTGCCTGATGCACCTTGTACATCATACAGTGTGGCAGAAACATCAAAGTTTCCACCACCATTACTCTGCGAACGCCAATTCGGGTGGACATCGTCATAACAAACAGACGAACTGACCAGCGAACTAGCGCCCGACGCCCACCAGGAACCGTTATACCGCCGGTAATTAGCCTCAATGGCCAAAGCCGACGACACACGTTTCCTGGTCATAGCACACCTCAACATGAGCACGGCACTCTACGAGATGTAGAGTGGGCGTGTGTTTCCACAAGTGCACAAGCACTGGGAGGGCCTTCGGGCC